CCCATCTGGTAAGCCTGCCCTAAGTATTGAGTTATTTATTACTGTAATTTCTTCTTCTGTCTTAAACTCTGCCAACTCCTCATACCATAAGTCCGTGATAGGTTTATCAGATGTTTTGTAAGATTTTATCTTTTCAGGGTTGTTTGCACCCTCAAAAAATATCTTTGTTTGCGTTGGTGTATATGTAAGTGTCATATCTCCCGTGGGTGTTTGTGAGTATTCCCAATACTGATTGACTTGCAAATGGTTTATCGCCCATATTAGTTGTTCACGGCATGACCTTCTTAATGTCTTATCTATTTTACGAATGACTAAAGCATGACTATTGTATTTCATCCTATTGAATATCAATCTAATAGAAATAGTGGTAGATTTACTGCTATTTCTACCACCCTTGCATACTATATTCAATCTATCAGGATTTTTGCATTCTCTCCACATATCATAAAAGTTGGGCAATATCTTTTCGCTTATTCTAATGTCCATCATATATCATCCTTAATAGTTACACCTACGTTTCCACTATGCTCTATTTCCTGTTTTTGTGACCATCTTTTTTTATGCTTACGTTCTAAATACCATGCATATGCTGTCCAATTTCCCTCACTACCTGCCTTTTGTATACTTGCCACGGCTCTCATCTCTGCCTCTGCCTCTGCTTCTTTTATTGCCTTGGAAAACTTGGTGTAAATACTTTCTACATTGTTTTCAATATCTCTTTTACCTTTGTTTATATAGTCATAATATGTTGATTCGTCAATGCCCAAATATTGGCATACTACGTTTGCATAGTTTCCTGCCGATATATATTTCTTTGCCTTTTCTATCATCTCATCATTTAATAAAAGCTTCGCCACTTTCCTCCCCTCCTTCAATCTTTATTGCTTGTTTTCCCGTAAACTTTTCCCATCTTGCCATAATTACATCGCAATATTTTTCGTCCAATTCCATCATATAGCATATTCGATTGGTTTGCTCACACGCAATTAATGTCGAACCACTACCCCCAAATCCATCAAAACAACTTTCAAAATCAAAATCTTTAAATACGCTTACAAATAAACCTACTGGTTTTTGTGTCGGGTGTACCCTTGTTTTTCCTTCTGTTTCTCTGTTGCCTTTTCTGCTCATTCCGTTCCAAAGCCACCTATATAACTTTGCTGATTTTTTGCTTGAAGTCCAAGCCATTTCAACATCTGCAAAATTTCCATTATTTTCTTTATCCCATATTACCCAACATGAAGAAGGAAATAAAAAATCAGTAAAATAATTTCCACCCCATATAATAAAATTATTAAATCCCAAATTTATGCAAATGTTATAAAATTTTTTTGCAGTTTCTGTTGTTTCATCTCCGATAATACTTGAATATGTTTTAGCTTCAACTAAATATCCCCCACCCACCTTGCCTTGATTTTTGTTATTTTTACTTTTAACTATTGATATTCCATAAGGTGGGTCGGTAAATACCATATCTGCCAGTTTACCATCCATTAATTTTTTTACATCGTTTTCGTTTGTACTATCGCCACATAATAACCGATGTTTTCCAAGTTGCCATACATCGCCACGTTTTACTTTTGTTTCTTGTTGTTTTTCTATGTTTTCCAATTCTTGTTCTACATCAAAATCGTCCTCTATTGCTTCCCCATCTATATCAACATTTATTTGTGTTAAAAGTTGTTCTATTTCGTCATTGTCAAACCCTGTCAATTCAATATCAATTTCCCCAGTATCTATATCTTGCAATAAATCTTTTAATAGTGGCAAATCCCATTCACCTGATATCTTGTTTAATGCTATGTTTAATGCTTTTTCTTTTGTTTTATCAACGTCTAAAATAACTACTTGCACTTCTGTATATCCTAAATCTTTCAAAACTTTTAGCCGTTGATGTCCTCCAATAATTGTATAATCATTGTTAATAATTATCGGCTCAACATATCCAAATTCCTGTATCGATTTTTTTATTTTTTGATATTCCCTGTCCGTCGGTTTTAAATCTTTTCTTGGGTTGTACTCGGCTTTTTTTAATTTATTAATATCTATTGCTTGTATATCCATACTGCACCCCTTTTTACATTTTGAACATTCAAGACCCCACCCCGTCCCATTGCCATATGGCTACAATGTTCGTTTTCCCTATCATCCTATGATATTATATTATCATGTTTGAATGTGCCATTCTATGCCATTATTCTTTTATCTGTATTAATAGCCGTTCGTGTTTTTCTCTTAACTCCTCTAAATCCCTTTTTTGTATTATTAATTTATCAATAACATCATTAAGCTGTTCCACCCAATCATAAAATCCGTTGCCTAATGCCCATGCCCTCATTCCCTCTAATTTTTCAATTTCTTTATACATTTTTACCCCACTTTTTTAAATATTTTTCGTTTAATATTATAATCTGCTTTGCCGTTCTGATTGCTTCCCGTTCTTCTTCTCCGTTTGTTTCTGATACAAAATGTCCGTCATTTTTATAAAATTCTTGTATACTCTCTAATGTTGCTAATAGTTTTTTATAATTCATACAATCACCTCATCAATTTAATATTTTTTAATGCATTTGTGTGTAGCCTGTGTGTCTGCCTCCACCCGTAATTCATTTTTACACAAACTTCTTCCCACCTTAAACCCTCAATGTATCTATATCTCATTATCATTCTTTGCGTTGTATTATCTAGCATATTTATGCAATTTTCTATGTATAACCTTTGTTTTTGCAATTTATCTAGATTAATGTTAATTCTTTCCGTATAAGATTCTAATGTGATTATATAGTTATCAAATTTATCATTATTGTATCCTGAAGCTTTTGGCATATCTGTTAATTTTTGTGCCGATGCTCCATACATTTTCCCTTTAATTGTTTCTAGCATCTCAATTAGTTGCTGATGCTCCTTTTCTGCATCTACATATCCTTTTAATATTGTAATTTTTTCCTTGTTTGTCATTTTCTTGTTTCCTCCTATGTTTTTTTATAGTTCTGTAATTCTCATTTTGTAATTGTATTCAAATAGTTTTTTCTTTAGCTTGTATATCTCTGTCCTGTATCCTTTTACGTCTACTACTATCAATTCATCACGATTATTTTTATATACAAAATCGGCTCTATATACTGTTTTCCGTATGTTCTTTTCACCATTGTGATATTTTGGTATCAATTCAAATTCCTTTTGCAGTTCTAAATCTTTTATCATCCCATTTTTTTCAAGTGATTTTAATATTAAATAATGTTCTGCCTCTTTTTTACTGTCAAAATATATACCATCAACCAACGTCCTACGATTTTTGTATTTACTTGTATCCCTTACCTTACGCATCTGCTTGCCCTCCTAAGATGTTGTCTACTGCAATGTTAAATATATCTATTTCATGGTTTAAATGCTGTATAAACTCATCTCCTGCGTTGTCACGTATAACATCTAGTGTTATTCCCAATGCCGATGCTAAAAACATATATTCTTTCAATCTGTCTATTATATTTTCTGTTAATTGTATTTCATTTTTAAACATTTCTTTTTCATCGCAATCATTAATATGTTTTTGCAGTTTATTTATCATCATTTGTATCGTCATTTTTTTGTTTTCTCCCTTTTTGTTTTTTTGTTTTAATAACTCGTATTAATTGATAATTTGTTATTAAAATACTTTCGGCATTGTATACAGTTGATTCCAGTATTGTTTCTTCAATTTCTTCAATATCCTGACTTTTCATAATTGGATTTCTAAGTGTTAAAAAACTCCTGCCAACAAATGAATCGCTATCGTCTGTGTAAATGGCATATGCTACAAGATATTCATAAGTATAAGTGTATTCCATGTTATCCCCTTTCTGTTGATAAGTTTGTGTATAATTATGCCCACTCTCTATATTTTCTTTTTTTATCACTTTTTTCCTGCTTAAAATTTGTATTATTTTGTTTAATTTCTTGCACATTATCCGTAAATTTTGTAAAGTTCGCTAACCATCCCAATTCTATTGTTCCTGTACCAATGTTCCTGCCTTTTGCTATTATCACTTCTGCCAATGCTTTGTTTTCTGTTTCGGAGTTGTAATACTCATCCCGATACAATAACATGACTACATCTGCTACTTCCTCGGATGCTCCAGTTTCTTTTAAGTCCGATAATATCGGACGTTTGTCGGCTCTATGTTCTACACCTCTATTAAGCTGTTGCAATAATATAACTGGTATATTCAATTCCGTTGCAAGTCTTTTCATTTCTCTAACATTCTGCTCATGCTCTTGTACATCTTTTCCTGCCATCGGTCGCCACATTTCTGTTAAGTGGTCTACTACAATCAAATCAATCTTTTCTTTCTTATTCATTCGCCTTGCTTTTGCTTTAATCTCTATCGCTTTAATGTTTGGGGTATCATCAATATACATTTTACCGTTTCCAATAACTCCCACGGTTTCAGCAACCTTTGCCCAATCTGATTCCTCTAGCAATCCCGTTTTCAATTTATTAGAATCTATCAATCCAATGCTTGAAATCATTCTATCTATGATTCTTTCCTTCTTCATTTCCATGCTAAAAAACAATACCCCTTTATTGTTGAATATTGCGTTATGTGTTGCTATATTTTCGGCAAGTGATGTTTTGCCCATCGAAGGTCTACCTGCTATTATATATAGCTCGCCTGCTTGTAAACCTCCTGTTTTGCCGTCTAAACTCTTAAATCCTGTCGGTAGTCCGTTTATACTGCCTTTCATATTATAACGGCTCTCAAGCTGTTCTAGTGCGTTTGAGAGTGATTCTGATATTGTACTTATTTCCTTCTCAAGTGTTTTGTTAATTGAAAACATTTCTTTTTCTGCTTTGTCTAAAATAATATCTATTTCTGCGTAAGGGTCTAAACAATCTTTTTTTATTACTTCAGTTGTTTTAATTATATTTCTAAGAATTGACTTTTTTTGAATTGTTTCTAAATGGTGGGTGTAATTTGTGGTTGTAATTACTGAAGAACATAAGTCGACCAAATATTTTAGCTCAACTTCTTGGTTGTGGTTTGACACTGTACCCAAATCAATGTTTTGTCCGTCCTTGCTCAATCTTTCAATTGTTTCAAATATTGATATATGTTTTTTGTTAAAAAAATCTTGTGCTGTTATTTTGCTTAATACGTCTGCTTGTGCATCTTGGTCTAACATACAACTTACTATTACTACGGCTTCACTCTCAATGCTGTTTGGTAGTTGGTATGCGTTCATTGTTTGCCCCCGTTTTGTCGTTTTTATTGGCTTTCAATGTTCTTGTAATGTCTATCGTATTAAATTATAAATTGCTTTAGCACTATATTACATTTTTTACTTTTTGTTTTACTTTGTCTTTGTCTAACCATATCAATATTGCCCTGTAGTCATTTTTGTATGTTTTCCCTTTTGCACCTTTGTAATTATCTAGTTTTTTTATATAATCTTCTATAACTTCCTCATCGTATAACTCTATTAATTTTTTATACTCTTTTCTTTTCATTTTGACAAATTCCTCTAATTGCTCAACTATATCTCCTTCATCCAAAGGTTTTTCTTTTTTTACTTTTGTTTTTTGTATGCGTGTGTGTTCTTCTACTCTCTCACTCTCTCTTGTATTATTAATTGTATTATTAAATACTGTATTATTATCTTTATCATTTTCTAAATACCCCTCTTTAGAATTCTTAATACCTCCTTTAGAATTCTTAATACTTCCCTGTTTAATATTCTTAATACCTGTATTTAATATTCTTAAGTATCTTTTCTTGACTTCCTTGCCTTGCATCTCATATTCTGCCGACAAATATTGTTTTTCTATTAATGATTTTATTATCTGTGATACTCTGCCATTACTTAAATTAAAAAACTCTCCCAAATATGAATTGCTAGCATAACACCCTTCTTCATTGTCAAGCGAATTAATTTCAACTATAAACAATTTTTCCATCCATGATAGTTGATTATCAAGCCAAATTTCTTTTGGTATCCATACTCCCTTAAAATCTCTTTTCATTATGCAACCCCCATAAAGTAATTTATTTAATTTTGTTATAAAGATTATCTAATTCTGTTTTTGGATAATCACTCATTAATGCTCTTATAAATTGTTCATATTCTTTTCTACTTAAATCAAAATCCCCAGTTCCTGCAATATAAAATTTTGAATTATAAATCGCATTTGCTAGTGCTTTTATTTTTGCATCACTTATATCAACTTTAGCCATATTCATTCTCCTTTGCTCTTTTTGTATTCGTCTAATAGCATTTTTATTGCATCGTTTAAAGTAACATCATTAATTGTTGCAAATACTTTTAATTCTTTGTAAATCGTTCTTGCAAATAATATCGAGATTGGTTTTTTTACTTCAATTTGCATATTATCACCTCCTTTGTGTGTTTATTGTAACATATATAACTATAAAAATCTATAGTTTGACAAACATTTTTTACTTTGCTACAATAAATTTAACCTTCAAAACCTTACAACTAAATAATCAATTACCTTGCAGAAGATACCCGTACAGGGTATTTTTTGTATAATACTATTGTAAATATTAATATGTTGTTATATACTAAACGTGTCGTTTTTTTGTTTTGTCCCCTATTATTTTTTAAAAAAGTAACCTCCCGTTTGGAAGGTTATTTTTTTATGGTCTTTCAAATAATTGTTTTACCGTTATTCCTTTTAGCCTGTGCTTCTCGATGTAATGTATTTTGTTCTCATTGCTCATTGTTAATATTGTTCTCAATAAGTTATTTACAAACCTTCTTGCCTTTGTTTCATCAACCTCTTTCCATCCTGTCAGGATACTATAAATTTGTATCATAATATTCTCCTTGTTATTTTATTTCTACATCAAATTCTTTGCAAATTTGAAGCAATTCTTCTACTGTAACGTGTTTTTTAGTAATACAATCAAATTGACTTATTGATTCGTCTATCAATCTGCATATCCTTTTTTTGCCCCATCCATTTTTGTCGTGCAATGATATTGCTATTGTTGCATATATTGCTAAAATAGTGCGTTTATTGTGATTCCTTAATAACTGTTCAATCTGCTGAGGTGTATAGTTATAGTTATTTTGCTTCTTTGCTTCAAACCTCTCTTGATTTCTTCTCATTTGTCGATTCATTGTTTTGCCTCCTAGTGTTATTTTGCATGATGTAATATGTCTATTTTAAATTTCTTACATTCATTAATAACGTCCTCATGTTCTTTATTATTTATTGTATCAATCTCATTGTTTAAAGATTGAAACACTCTAGAAATCCTTTTTTGACCAAATCCATATTCTTTGTGCAATGCTATTGCTATTTCTGCATAAATTCTAAGACTTGTTTTAAGGTGTATTGCTTTTTTCCGTCTTTGGTGTCGTGTCATTTGTTTTATCCTTTTCCTTTCTTGGAATCGGCATCCAATGTGTAATAGTCTTGTTTTGTTCTCCGACACTTCCTGCCGTGAACCATCCTGCCCCCTGTAATTGTTGTGAGCCATCCATATACATCCCAAACCCTACTCTGTCCAAACTATCCAAACACCATACAACTTTACTACTTCCCAAACTTTCAATCTTCGGCAATCGTTCATTTACATCTATCCACATTTGTTTATCCTCCTTTTTTAAAAATAGCCTAGAATCATTTCTAAGCCATTTTTATTTTTGTATGAATAATTTTATACTTTGCTAATAATATTGTCGCAAATCCAATTATAGTCGCTTTTTTTAACATCCTTGCTAGTAGTGTAACCATGTTCCATCAATATTTCTTTTACAAGTTGGGTATTCCCTTTGCTTAATGCAAATAATCGTTTCGCTTGTGATTCCGATATACAATCGTTATTTGTTTGTGGTGTTTCAAAAAGTTTTTTGTCTTGTTTATCTCCTTTGGTTTGTTTGTTTGTGCTGTCCGAATCTTTTGTATCATCAATACAAAACAATCCATTTAATGCGTACTTCCTAGCATAGCTACTTGACGAACCCGTTATTTGTGAACCGTCCATACCCTTTTTGGTTTCTTCTTCTCGTGCAAATGCTGTTGTTTCGATTGCTTCCCCTGATTCTATGTCAAATAGTATCGCCGTTGCCTTGACATAGTATCTATTACCTATGTTTTCTAGTGTATCAGTAATAAATATTGTTACATTGTTTTTAGTCAATAATGGTTTCAATGCTTCAAGGATGTCCTCACAACTTCTGTAATTATATTTTCCGAAGTCATTAAATTGACCTTTATGTGCTTTCAATTCTTGTTGTATTTTAAGTAATTTCATTGCTATGTTTTTCATCTCATACCTCCAAACATACTATTTTCTCGTATTGAATATCTAAATTTAACAACTGTTTCACATTTCAAGCAGTTAAAGTGATATTCATAAAA